CCAGAACCGCCAGGTGCCTGGCTGCTGATGAGAATCTGCGTGCCAAGGATCGACATGCTCGGCATGTTTGCAAACGTCGCGCTGGCCTGCTGCTGCAGAAGCAGGCGACCAGTGCCGGACCCGTCAGTGTCACTGAGCAGTGCAGCAGCCTGTTCCTGGCCGACAATGAGATAGCGCGGAAGGCCCATGTACTGGGGCGGCATCTTGGTCAGCAGTGCGGTAGTAACCTTCGTGCAATCCAGATCGGTACCACCGGTGTCGAAAGTGTTTGCGCCAGTAATGGCGACCATCAGGCCCTCGGGTT